CCAAGGTGTCATCCAAGTAACGGAACGCCAAGTCCTTCATATCGAACTGCAACAACAAGCCCCACGCCTGACGGTAGGCTCTGCCCAGTGCCAGCCGGAATACCCTCGCCCGCAAGTCACTGGTCTGCTGCATCAACTGACCTATAGCCTGTACCTCGGTAGCAGTTCTCCGCTCCTTGGTGTTAATCATCTGGCCCACCCCAAAGTCCGGCACAGCAATCCTCTGCTCGGCTATCATCCTTGCCCCGGTCATCTCCTGATCGAAGTCAATGGGCGGGGAAGGCATGGTCACAGGAGCAATCCCGTAAGGCAATATCTGTCCGGGGGAGAGTCTCAGGTTGGCACTGTTGGGCACTTCCCGTTCAGCCCGGAAGAGTGGCCGGTTAAACAACGTAGCCGCATCAGTCTTCTCGTTCCACAGCTTGCACAGGTAACTCTCATAAGGAGCCAGTTGCTCACACACACCCCGTGGACTATACCAACCCTTGTCCTTGATCTCATAGCTGAAGTCCACAAACGGAGGCTCACCATGCCGATACGGGAGCTTCATCGGTTCCCGCAAGTCAATGTCCACCGCAGCCGGACTATAAGTGTGAACCATCCACTCACCGTCCTCCTTGCTGTACACTTCCCACACAATCACCCTGTCGTCACTATTGTCATAGGTAATCCCTTCCCGGCTGAAGATGTTCTGCTCTTTCTGCGTAGTGTTCTGCCCGTCATTCCCAGTCGCTCCCTTAATCAGCTTCAATGCCTCCCGGTCATAATAGGGACTCGACTTGAAGCTCTCCACACTCATCGGCATCACATGAACCATCCGGTCTGCGTCCGCCAAGTGCTTGGTGTGCGGCGGCACAATAAAGTACATCGGGTCAATAGCATCGAAGGCTAAACTCTTCTTGTCTGTGTCCCAGTACACCTTCATCACACTACGACCACTCACCAACCCGTGGTCAATCCATGTCAAAGCCTCAGTCTGAAAGTTAGACCGCTCCTTCATCTTGTAGTCGAACCATCGCTCCGCCGTAGTCGTGAATGCGCTTAACTGTTGGCACATAGGAACAAAGGTACTCACCACATCCATGCCCACTATCTGCTGGTAGTAAAAAGGCTTGAGCTTGTCTATGATGGTGTCTATCAGTGGGTAATGCAGATCAGCCGCATTGGGCCAAGGCTTACTCTTCCGCCGCAACCCGTTGTGCCTCATCTCATACCAGAGACTCTGCCGGGACTCCCACCTCTGTCGCTCCTGCACATCACTGAGGATGGCACTATGTAATTCTCTTCGTTCCATCATAATCTTTTAATATGGCATGGCTGCTGATTCATGGGGCCACACCAAACCCAACAACCGAGGGGTTCATAACACATAGCCCGTCCAGTGATCTCCACTGACACCACATCACCGCACCATGTCGCACACTACTCGCAAGTGAATCCCGTATCAAGTCCCGAATAGCTCGCGCCACTCAGGTACTCACTAAAGTTATTTACGATGCTCGGCCTCACAACGTGCCGATTAAAACTCTGCATATCCAAGCCACACGCCACCGCACCCACAAAGGCATCACCCCGGTCAGGACTCTCCAAGCCTCTCCGCCGCATCTCATCCTTGCTCTCCAACATCAACTTGCCCTTGGAATTAGTCTTGCACCTCCGGGTGGTCAACTGGCTAAACAACTGGTCATCCTCCGGCATCACAATGTCACACATCTCCACAGCCCTCGCAGCAGTGAACCACAACTCAGACCCCCGGTTAGCATAAGCCTCCCGATCCCTTGGCCGCTCCCCATTGTTTACCCGGTTCACACTCCACCCAGCCTCGTCCAACGCATCACACATCGGTATGCCCAACCCCGCCGAGTCAGCATATATCTCATGGGCCTTTAACTCATGCCGCTTGAACTCCACTATAAACCTCCCCACCGCACTCATAGTGTCCCTCTCCTTCCAGCAAATCAGTGGCAGTATCTTGTTACCCTCCTTCACACATAACACATTCTCATCACCCCCAGCCGCAAAGTCACAGAACGCCACCTTGCCACCCTTCAAGTCTTTCGGAGGATTCACCACACAGTTCTGTAAGACATTGTAAGACAACACCAGACTCTCATTGCCCAACTCCATGAACTCCCCGAAGACCATCGACCTGACCAAAGGATGCTGCTCACCCCACTTCTCTATCTGCTCCTTAACCCAACTCTCAGGTATATGAGGACAGTCACTCGCAGCAACAGAGAAGGTCTGCCACATATGGGCCTCCTTGGTGAAAGCCCGATAGAATGCACCCTGCGTCCCACCCGGACTACTCATCATCAATATCCGACTAGGCTGACAACGCTCCACAGCCTCGAAGATAGGATCAGGGATTGTCTTGGCCTCATCCAGTATCATCATCAGGTTCTCAGTCGGCCCCTGCCTGTGCCACCCCTCAAACTTGCCGGGGTCACTCGTGCTAAACCCAATAGCCCGACTCCCGTTCACATGACGTATCTCAGAATTATGCACAGTCCAGCCCTCGCCCAAGCCTCCCACAAACTTCCTCAGACAAGGCCACAACTGATCCTCCACCTGTCGCCACACCCCCGCCGTACATACCACCAGACTCTCAGGGAACCTCAGCATATGCCACAACACAGCCGCAGCAGCACACACACTAGTCTTCCCCGACCCATTAGCAGCCTTCAAAGCAATCCGAGTCTCTTTCATCTCCAACTCACGAAGGACTCCGATCTGCCACCCATAAGGCTTTACCCCCAGCCACATCTCAGGGAAGTTCTCCAGCTTGGATGCCTTGCTGATTAAGTCATTCTCAGCAGACTCAGCCTTCGCCTTCTTCGCAGCCCGCTCCGCCTCCATGTTACGACCCCACCTCCGACCAGTAGACAAACTCCACCAGTGCCCATCACGATACCCAATCATAGCCCCATGCATACCCGTAGGCTTCACCCGGACATAGCTCGACTCTTCCTTGTAGTCGAACTCAGCAAAGATGCTATGGTGAGAAGGGCTGGCTGTCTCCGTAGATTTCATCATGTATCCTCTGGGCCATGCAGCCGGGACATTCATACTGCCCCCCCAACGCAGACTCTATCACAGGAATCAGGAACGTCTGGTGAACAGTGTCAAGCGGCTCAAACCGGAACCCAACTCTGATCCCACAGTCACAACAGTCAACCAGTAGGTAATGTTTATGCTTGTTCACATTCCTGTATATTTGTGCCCAGAGTTAAAGGAGGTGATGTATAGTATACCGCACTGCCGGGGGTGGTGGGGGTGGGGGTGTGGTCTGCACTATATTACTGCACATTGCCATCACCCTGCTTTTTCAGGGGTTTCTGCCGTCACAGAGTGACTCCGGGATGCTCTGACAGATTCAGGCACACTGGAGAACGCCTTGAGTACGGCAGGTGAGACTGTGGTGATGGTGGAGTTCTGCTCGACCTTGTGGTGTTCACCCTTCGACCAACCACTCCTGAATCGGCGTTCGAGGAGCATGACTGCCACTCGTGGGTCTGAGCCTTTCCTCGCATCCTCGACCAGCCCTTCCTCAGACTGACCAATCGCTCGTGTGACTTGTGCCGCAAATGCAGGTTTTTTGCGTCTCCACTCGTTCAATGTGGTGACACTGATAGCTGCTGTAGCGGCTGCCCCGTTGAGTGTGACGCCCTTTGTCAGTGACTCACAGATTCTCTCCGCCAGCTTCTCCGTGAATTTGGATTTGCGACCTGCCATACCCGGAGACTACATTTCCGGCAGCACCAGTGCAACTCTTGCGGCGATAATGCGTATTAACAGGTGAGGGCGATGATGCCCCGAACAACACAGGGAGAAACAAACTATGAATGACCATGAAATCCGGGAAATGTTCGACACCGAGCCAAACCTGACACTCGGCCGCCTCGCCATGATAACCGGGAAAACGGTGCAAGAACTGAAGGCAATCTTGATGCCCGGTTTCAACACCCACTGCCTCAACAACGCAAACATTACCACCGTCAGCCATCTCGCCACCAAGGCCGAGGCGAAGATGCTCGACTAAACTAGGAGACTGAACCAATGAAACTAACTTGGCATAGAAACTTAAACGCACGGCAGGGGAACGCTTGGTCGTTCAACCTTGGCAACGGAGCAACGCAGTGTGCAACGGTGTTCAGCACCGGGGTCACCATCAAACAGCCGTCTGGCAAGAAGTTTGACCAGTGCCTCGCTGGCGGGAACCGAGGCGTGTTTGCTTGGTTCCGGGCTGAGAATCTGCTTGTGAACGATGACACCCCAGATGTCCCGGCAGAGGCTGTTAGAATCCGGTTTAACCCGAAGGCTGGGCACAGGCACTTCCAGACTGATGACGGGCGGAGAGTGGACACCCTGAGCGCGGCATGGGGCTTGAGTGACGGCACTTGCTGGGCGATAATTTAACCAAACCAAACTGAGAAAGACTGAAACTATGAAAAACCATACCGAGTTCACATTCAATGAGTTTTACTGCGTAGTAGCGGCAGTTGATGCCAAGGCGTGCGGAATTTCACCGTGCCGCATTTGCAGTGAGGGTGAATGCCGAAGCAAATCTGCCTTTGAGAAGCTCGTGGGGCTTGCCGGAGTGTGTACTGGGCAACTGCTCAGGAGCCGCGAAGACGGCAGACCACTGTACCGAGTATCACTGCATGACCACGGTGAAACAGAGTACTTTTTGGACGGGGAGATTCTCCGTATCACCAAGGCCGAGTTCGACAAGGTCAATGCCATAAACTCCCGGCACTCGGATGATTTCCGGGAGTTTGCTTGGAGCAATGAAAACCCGTTCTAGGAGTATAAAACTATGAGTAAAAACTGGACAGTAATTGTAACAGATGAGGATGGTCAGGTTTACTTTGAAACCTCCATTGCAACCCTGCAACGCGAGGTCGCGGAGTTTGGCGAGGTTCATCGCGTCAGTGCCAAGGACTTGAGCGAGGCTGTCGCAGATGAGCTTGCCGGATCATTCTACAACCAAACCAACCAAAGCTAACAGAAAGACTGAAACTATGACACACACACACACACAGCACCGCGATGACGTTGACCAGTTGTGGCTGGAAGAGAATGTGACAACCTATGTACCGGGCTCGATCCCGGTTAACCTGACAGCCCGCCAAGCAAAGCGTGAGATATTTTGCGGGCATGAGTGGGAGTCATTCCT